GGAATATGGGTACGATTGGTGGACCTAAGAATGGATTGCTAGCGGGTGCAGCTGATACGTTGGGCCGCATAAATGAGCGATCTCCACTGCCATTCTTCGCTGGATTAGAGAATATGATGCGAAACCAGGCGTATGGCCAGGAAACAAGTGGTGCAGACCAGGCATTTGCAGGTATGGAAGCAGTTGGCGCGCCATTAGCCGCTTATGAAGGTATGGCGGGTGCAGCTGGTACAGGCGCATCTCCATTTATGGCCCCAGCAACAGGTTTGTTATTGGGTGTGCCTACAATGGTGGAAGCTGGTGCTACACTACTCGGCATTAATGAAGAGCAGCGCCGCGAGAGAGACATCGAGAAGCTGCGTAGAGCAGGATTGATACCAGGATACTGACATGGCGATCACCAATTACACTAACTTGCAGACCACAATTGCGGATTTCCTAAACCGTGATGATTTAACGGCTGTTATTCCTACATTCATTCAATTGGCTGAAGCACAGCTGAATCGTGATATCCGCCATTACAAGATGGAAGCGCGGACATCTGGCCAGCAAACTGCCTTGGATCAGTACATGCAGATTCCAAATGATTGGCTAGAAACCATACGCATGCATGTAACAGGCAATGGTACGTCACCGCTTGACCTGGTATCGAGAGCTGCAATACAAGATATGCGAGCTGGCACGAATGATACGGCCAATACTCCCAGGTATTACTGCCACGCCGATAGCCAGTTTGAGCTATACCCAACACCAGCGGCAGACACAGATGTCGAGCTGCTGTACTATCAAAAGATTCCTGATCTGGCTACCAACAGTACCAACTGGTTGTTGACTGACGCGCCAGACGTTTACCTATATGGAGCTTTGCTCCACAGTGCGCCATACTTGGCTGAAGATGCTAGAGTCGCAGTCTGGGCGCAAATGTATTCTGCCGCAGTGCAGAATGTTAACAGCGCGTCTGAGAAGGCACGTTATTCCGGCTCTGGCATGACACTTAAACTACGAGGATTGGGCTAATGTCTTTTTCAAATTATTTAGAAACCGAGTTGTTGGATCACGTTTTCGCGAACAACGCTTACACATCACCTACTACCGTTTATGTAGGTTTATTCACATCAGCTCCGTCTGAAGCAGGCGGCGGTACTGAAGTATCTGGCGGCTCTTACGTCCGTAAAGCAGGTTCTTTCTCAGTATCAGGCAACACAGCGACTACATCTGCTGCAATTGAGTGGCCTACTGCTACAGCGTCATGGGGTACTATCACTTCAATCGGTATCTACGATGCATCAACATCAGGTAACTTGTTGGCATACGCTAACCTGTCATCATCTAAGGCCATTGCTTCAGGTGACGTGTTCCGTATCCCTACTGGCGATATTGACATTACTCTGGACTAATTAGATGGCTTTTGCTTACGGCGATGCTAACTTTGGTGACGGTTATTATTCTGCCACCAAATACGTTGATGCGGCGGCTACGGTTGCCGCGTCTGCGTCTACATCTGCCGTAGGTAATCGTGTCCAATTTGCTGCGTCTGTAATCTCTAACAGCTCAAGCACGTCAGCACAGGCGTTCTTAACTGCTAGTCGATCAGCAGCAATATCAGCATCTGCAACGGTAGATGGTCTTGGCTTACGCATTGGCACGGCTAACTCCATCATCGTAAATACATCTGGTGTTGTAACTAACGCCATCAGGGTGCAAAACGCATCCTCAACGATCACAAACACTAGCTCAACGTCTGCTAGTGGCTTTGGTACGTTTAGCCGTTCTGCGGCAATTTCAGCCACATCAGCAACGGGATCGGTTGTATCAGAGAAGATACATCTAGGCTCAGCAACTATTGCTGCTACTTCTAGCATTGCGGGAGTAGGTAGCGCGGTCGCGATTGGTGGCAATGCATCTACAAGCTCATCTTCTACCGCTTCTGCTTCTGGTGTGCGTATTGGTGAGTCTTCAGCGGCTATTGCTCCTGCGGCTACGGTCACAGCAGCGGCTAACTACACGATATCGTCTGCAACCGCTACGGTATCGGCAACTGCGACAGTAGATGGCTTAGGTTTACGGGTTGCTCGCGCTGAGTCGATCATTGCCAATACTTCTGGCGTTGTAACGTCTGCTCTTATCGTCAAAGACGCATCTTCATCTTTGGCGGCTACATCAAGCACAACATCATCTGGCTTGAAGATTTACCAGTCAGACGCTAGTGCCACACCATCTGCGACAGTCAGCACCTCTGGCACAAGGATTCAGCAAGGTGAAGCTACTTCAGCGGCATCTGCATCAGCCACAACATCGGCTGAAATTATCTACTTATCTAGCGCATCGCCTACGGCAACATCCGCTACTACAGGTTCAGGCGTTAGAGTCACAGACGCATCAGCAAGCCTAGACGCATCACTAACGGTTACAGCAAACGGTTATGCAACTATTCTAGGTTCAGCGTCAGATTCAGCATCTGCAACGGTTACGGCTATTGGAAACCGTGTGCAATTTAGCTCTGGTGTTGTATCATCAACATCAGTAATTATTACGATTGGTCGGGAAAAGTGGGAAGTAATCCCAGTAACGCCGATCACTTGGACTAACATCGCTGCCTGAGGATTAATCAATGGCTGATACTACGACTACTAACTATTCGCTGACAAAGCCAGAAGTCGGCGCATCAGAAGATACTTGGGGTACTAAACTCAACAGTAACCTTGACACCATTGATACGCAGTTAAAATCAACTGACAACAAGGCAAGTATTAACCCGCTGACTACAACAACACCAACATCAACTGATTTGATTGCGGTGTATGACGTATCAGCAGGAGCAGTACGCAAGGCAACGATTGCTAACGCGGCTTTGGTTGGTCCTACTGGTCCAACTGGACCTGCCGGTGCAAATGGCGCAACTGGACCTACGGGTCCTGCCGGTCCTGCCGGTCCTGCCGGTCCAACGGGTCCAACCGGACCTACTGGCCCAACCGGACCTACTGGTCCTGCCGGAACGCCATCAACCACTTTTGCTGCTGTTGGTAGCTACGGGCTGTTCTACACTTGGTCATCATCCGGTGTTGCCGTTGGCAATACAAAAGCAGGTTCATACCTGAGATATTCCTCTTACGAATCTAATCACACAGCTTATAACGGTCTTTATATGGACGATAACGCCTATTACATTTATAAAGGTGGTGCTTTCCCAAACGGTCTTGGAATTACTGCGTTATCAGGCACATGGCGAAACATGGGCGTTGGTTCATCATGGTCTAACACAAATGCCAACGATGGATATCACACATTAAACCTTTGGTGCCGCACAGCGTAATTAGGAGATAACAATGCCTTTAAATGAAAGAACAGTAAACGCTGCGCGTAATCCACAGTGGGCTGATAAAGAACAAACATCAATCAATCTTGAGGTTGACTTTGACGAGCTAGACGAAGAGTACGTTGAATTTAACGCACATCCAAACGACATAGTTTCTTGGGGACCAGACTTATACAATCGCGCTGTTGCAGGTGAGTTTGGCGAGGTTGCTGCATATCAACCACCTGCTGATGTTACTGGCGATGAAGCAATGGTTCAGCTTCGCAGATGGCGAGATGCACAATTAACTAATGTTGTTGATCCAATAGTGACAAACCCTTTGCGTTGGGATGATCTGACTGCTGAGAAGCAGCAAGAGTGGAAAGATTACCGTCTTGCGCTATTGGCATTGCCAAACAATTCAGCAGGCGTAAGTCGCGTTTGGAATGAAGAATTAGATGATCATGATTGGGTAGGTGCTACTATTCCAACAATGCCAGAGTAAAAATTTCAAAGAGGTCAAAATGAAAGGTGAAAATTTTATCCGCGTTATTGATGACGCGGTGACGCATGAGCAGTGCAACAGACTAATCCATTATTTCGAAGAAATGGAAAAGATGGGTTTTGTTGGCTCTAGGCAAAATAAAGAAGGCGTGCCACCACAAATAAAAAAAGATGATTCATGCGATGTAAGCTCAATCTTAGCCAAGATGATTGGCGAGTTTCCAGAGGTTGGTGTTGGTCAAATCATTACGCCATTGCTGACTGATTATATTATTGAGTACGCAACAGGTATGTTCGGCAAAAGTGACTTTACTGAGCTTCCTGTTTCACATTCAGGTTTAAAAATACAAAGAACAAGACCGTCATCCGGTTATCACATTTGGCACTGCGAAGATTCATCAAGCACTGGGCATTTTAAAGCTCGAATCATGGCTTGGATACTTTACCTTAATGATATTGAAGAAGGTGGTGAAACTGAGTTTTTGCATTTGTCAGAACGCGTTCAGCCAAAGGCAGGACGTTTGCTAATGTTTCCTGCCGGATGGACACACGCCCATCGTGGCAATCCACCGCTGAGCGACACCAAGTACATTTACACAGGTTGGATGGAGTACGTTGGATGAAGCAGTCATGGCAGATGTGGCAATCACATATTTCTCCTGAAGATTGTGATTCAATGATCAGAGAATTACGCAAACTACCGCCTATTGAAGCTGCCACTTTTGGCGGTCAGGAAGATTATCGCAACAGTAACGTGCGTTGGGTTGAAGATAACGAAATTCGCAATATGATGTGGTGGCATGCAAAAGAAGCAAATCGTCTAGCGTTTGGCTTGGATGTAACTGACGCAGGCGGCGTTCAATTCACAGAATACACGACAGAAAGCGGTGGAAAGTACGATTGGCATCATGATGTTGATTGGACTAGCGATGCAGCGTTTGATCGTAAGATTAGCGTGGTGCTTCAGTTATCTGACGGCAACTACTACGAAGGCTGTGATTTTGAGTTTGACGAGGTGCAGAATCCTGACCCTGACGCATTACGGTCAAAAGGTACGATTATCTGCTTCCCGTCCTATTTGCGTCATCGGGTGACAGAAATTACCAAAGGTAGTCGATACAGTTTGGTGGCTTGGTTTGAAGGACCACGTTGGCGGTAAACTAGCATTTGGCATTGCCGCCACTATCTGCCAAAATCACGGTAATACTACTCAGGGGGCGATATGGCACTAATTCCATTGAAGATACCGGCAGGCGTTTACCGTGTTGGCACTGATTACGAAGGCTCAGGTAGATGGCGTGATGCCAACCTAGTTAGGTGGCATGGCGGCTCAATGCGTCCTGTTGGTGGATGGTCTGAGCGTGTTGATGCATCAAGTGATCACACAGCTCCACCACGCGCCATGCATACATGGATTAGCAATGATCGTGAATCGCACATTGTCACAGGTACTGCAAACGAGCTACTGCATCTCAATCCGGCAGGTGTAACGGTAGATATAACGCCATCAGGATTTACCACTGGTGAAGTAGATGCGGCGGTAAATACAGCATTCGGTGGTACATACTTCGGTACGGGTTTATACGGCGTAAAGCGTCCTTATTCTGGCGTATTCCAAGAGGCTGACACATGGTCATTGGATAACTGGGGCGAGTACCTTGTTGGATGTGCTACCTCTGACGGCAAACTTTACGAGTGGCAGTTAGATTCAGCCACTCCAACTTTGGCGGCACAGATCGCTAACTCACCAGAAGATTGCAAGAGCTTACTGGTTACTGAAGAGCGATTCATCTTTGCGCTTCAGGCTAATGGCAATCCACGAAAGATTGCTTGGTGTGACCGTGAAGACAACACCACATGGACACCATTGGCTACTAATGAAGCCGGTGATCTTGAGTTGCAGACCAATGGCGAAATTATGTGTGCTGCCCGTATGCGTGGACGCACAATCATTGTTACATCGGTTGATGCACACATTGCCACCTATCAAGGCGCACCATACGTTTATG